AAGGTATGAACAGGAAAATAGTGTTTCTAAGTCAACAGGACAGGCATTTCAGAAGTATTATGTAGAAACAAAAGTTTATTACACTACTGCCAACATAGGATCTGAATGCAATGAAATTACATTCATAAACAATGGCACTACTGCATTGGTGATAGCTGATGTACCATTACAGGCTAATCAATCTTTGAGAATATCAGGCAATAGGGGGGAAATTGATACTACGCAATACCAATTATCATTTGCCACGCCTATAAACGTAGGAAACCAACTAATCGTAATCCGTAAATTGTACATATAATGATAGTATTGGATCTCTCAATTCTGAATCAGAAGGGAACTCCAATGTTCAATTCTGATACATTTGCCAACCGACCAGCTTTTGGGATTGTTGGTAGAATTTTTATTTCAACGGATACAAAGGAATTTTTTAGAGATACAGGAACCAGCTGGGAACTTATTGGTGGGCCTGGATCAGGTACAATTACAGGATCAGGGGCAGCAACACAAATAGCATTTTGGAATAGTGTAAGTACAATAACTGGATCAAATAATCTTTGGTATGATTCAACAAATAGTTATTTAGGTGTTAATACAAATGCACCTGGTAATCCTTTGGATGTACATGGAAGCATATCTTCGGTAGCTGCATTAAACCAAACAACTGCCACTAACAATACTTTATTATCATTACTTAATTCAGGAACTCCGCTTTGGCGAATTGGTAATTTTTATACTGCTGGGGCAAATGATTTCGGGATATTTGATGTTGTAAATACTTTACAACAATTAACTATTGTTAAAGCAACTGGACAAACTTTTATCGGTGCTAAAACAACTGCAAGTGGTAGATTGGTTGTAAATAGTGCAACTGCTGATGCACATTTGCAAATTGTTGGTGCCAATGCTCCATCAATTAGGATTGATAATGCTGGTTCAGGTGGAACACAAAGATTTGTAATTGGTAATGCAACTGCAACAAATAATTTTATTCAGGGTTCTACTGCTGGTGATTTTTGCATAACTACTGCTTCTGCTGCTCCTTTGTTGTTTGGTATGTGGCAAACTACCAATGCCAGTGAAGTGATGCGGATAACTACAACTAACAATTTGCTGGTTGGATCCAGTGTTGATGGTGGGCAAAGGCTGCAAGTCGCTGGAAAAGTAAATTCAACAGGTTATTTTCTAAATGGGATGACTGCTGGCAATGGTGCTTTATATTGGTCTAGCGACAGGGTTACACTTGCGAATTATAATGTTGGTGGTATTCTTATTTTTGAAGTTAATGGTGGTTCAAATGCAGCTACGATTGATGCAGCTGGAAGTTTTGGTTTAGGTGTTACACCGAGTGCGTGGAGAAACTTATTTACTGCTTTTCAAGTAGGTTATACAGGAGCTTTATATTCAACAACAGTTTCAACGGCAGGGGAACAAGTAAATTTAACATCTAACTATTATCAAGATAGTGGAGGTAATGAATTAAGAATACAAGCAGGTTTTGCTACAAGATATCAGCAAGGTAGTGGAGAACACAGATGGAGTACGGCTGGTACATCAACTGCTGGTAGTTCAATCACTTTTACCCAAGCAATGACGCTTGGTGCCAATGGTAGATTAGGAATAGGAACTGCGAGTCCTGCAACTGCTTTGCACGTTTATAATTCTTCGCAAGGTCTTGCAAGATTTGAATCAACACAAGGAGAAGTTAATATTGCATTAAACAATTCAACTGCATCGGGAAATTTAATAGGAACAATAGGGGCAAACTTTTATTTTTATTCAGCTGGTTCTGAACATATCCGTATCACATCCGGTGGCAATCTACTGATTGGTACTGCAGCTAATGGGGCATCAAAATTGCGTATAGTTGGATTACCTACCAGTGCAGTAGGTTTATCAAGTGGTGATGTTTATAGCAATGCTGGAATTTTAACAATAGTTCCTTAAAAATTAAAAAAACAATATGAAAAAAATTCAATCAATTCAAATTTGGGTTAACGGACAAGAGCAAACAGGATCTTGGTTAGGTGCTTATATTATTAATGATAATTTAAGCGATTCAGCACAATTTTATTGGTGGATATCTGCAAATGGTTCTGAAGCTGATTCAGTTGGTTCTACACTAACAAACGGAAATCTAACCATTGCGGGGCAATCGTATATTGACTGGAATACTGCATCTGATATTAATGAAGATGCCTATGTTTGGATAGCTGATCAGCTTGGATTAACTTTGATCTAATTAATAACAATTTAAATTTTGACAAATGAACGAAAAACAAGCACTTGAAATCATTAAAGCAATTTTGGATCTTGCTACCAGTAAAGGGGTATTTTCTAAAATAGATGAATCTTTTACTGCAATACAGGCATTTAATAAGATTGCGGAAAAATTTAAAGATGAACAAAACGATGCAGTCAACAACTGATCCTACACATATTGCTACGTTTAGCACTATTTTGTTTTCTTTATTGGGGATTCAAAACCTATCTGAATGGGCAAATGTTATTTTTTTGGGTGCAAGTACAATATCCTGTGCAATATCTATTTTAGTTGGTGTTAAACAACTTAAAAAAAAGTAATATGAAAAGAATATTAAAAAATATTAAAACTTCATTGTTTGGTTCCATTGCTGGTGGTTCCCTGATCTTAGATGGCATCCAAGAAAATAATTGGATAACAATAATTGCTGGTATTGCTGCTGCCATTACTGGTCTATTGGCAAAAGATAGTGATGTCCAATAAGAGATACCTATATATAGGTATAGGAGTTTTGCTGATCTTATTAATCGGAAAAAAAGTGAGTGCAATAAATTTAATAAAGCAATTTGAGGGTTTAAAGTTAACTTCCTATCCTGATAGTGGTGGGGTTTATACTATTGGATTCGGCAATACAAAAAATAAAGATACAGGACAGGCAATAAAGCAAGGTGATAAAATAGATCTTGCAACTGCTGAAAGGTGGTTAAAAATTGATGTTGATCAGCGAATTAAATTCATAAAACCACTTATTAAGGTTTCAATTACTGCAAATATGATGGCAGCAATGACCAGTTTAGCATATAATATAGGTTTACAAGCATTTAAAGATTCTAAATTATTGGAAAAATTGAATGCTGGTGTAGATAAAAAAATTGTTGCTAATGAATTTTTAAAATGGAATAAGGTTGGCAAAACCCCTGTTAAGGGATTAACAAATAGGCGAATAATAGAACGTGAATTGTTTTTAAAATAGGTTTGGTTAAGTTTTAAGGTGTTTTTTACAGGGGAAAATTTCTATTTTTCCCTTTTTTTTGCCTAAAATTTGGTAGAATGATAAAAAGTACTTTAAATTTACCTAACAAATGATCAATTATGCAAAGAAAGTATAAAATATGGGATTGGTTTCCAGCACAAACAATTCAAGATTGGGAAGATCAACATAGAAGAATGTTAATGGATGCAATTATAATTCCAGCATCTGAAAGAAAAAATTATAAAACATTATTTACTGCAATCAAAGAAATTGAAAAATTTTTGAGATCAAAAGGTAAAAAATTTATGTATTTATAAAGACAAATGATTCCCTTCACATTTTAAACGAAAAACAAATGAAAAAAACTGCTATTCAGATCATCCTGATCGTTCTCGGTGCTATTATCTTATGTTTTGCTGATAATTTATGATTAGGGTTCTTGCTTGGGTAATATCGGTTTTATACCTGATATTAATAGGCATACCCATTGCCATTGGTTTATTAATCTTACTGCAAATTTTATCAATCATTAAATTTTTAAGCAATGTTAGAAAAAAAAGAAAAAAGCATAATAGTTCACAATTACCTGTATGGTCTGATGACCTTTTTAACGAATCGGAACATTCCTTTCACTGAACTTGATGGTGGAAGGATAGAAATTTTTTATCCTTCAGAATTAACTTTATTTCACATTGGCTATCATTTTGGCCGATATGCTGAAATGCAACACAATTAATTTTATGAAAAAACAAACGGCAGTAGAATGGCTATTTGAGCAATTAACTTTAACTTGGTACGATACAAATTCAAGTCAAGATATATTTAAACAAGCCAAAGAAATGGAAAAAAAGCAAATGATTGATTTTGCAGATAATGTAATAAAGGATGCTGAAGAATTTTACAATCAAATTTATACTAATGGAACTATTTAACAACCTTCGGGAAACATTTTTAGAAATTGATCATATTCAGCAAAAAATTGATCGTTTAAAATTATGCCAAAATTCAGGCAATATTGCAAATATTATGATCAGTTTTGACACAGGACAAGATCGTAAAATAATAATGCAAATTGACACCGATATATCATTGGTTAACGAAATTAAATTATTAATTCAAGCAAGTATTGAATTATACGAAGAACAAATACAGGAACTTAAACTAAACTTTTAAAAATGAAACCAGTAAAAATGAACGGCATTATGTATTATTTTGAGGTGTTTATAACTTCAAATGAACCATTTATATTAATGTCAACAACCGAACACCCCAGCGAAGGATTAAGTAAAATATATTTTTTGCGTAAGTATAGCATGAAATACGCAATGGAAGATTTTGTAAAATATGAAGCCAATATAAAAGAACGCAACACACAACGAGAAAATGAGGTGCGTTAATTGCTTTAAACTTTTTACAATAACACAATATAGGGGCAAGGTTGGTAAAGCACTTTGCCCTTATTGTTTAACCTTAAATAAAAATAAAAATGTCGCAAAGAAACAAAGATCTACCAGCAATGCCAGTTCATCCAATGCAAGACAAATTCGGTCAAGTAATTTTGATGGCGGGAATGTCAAAACTTGAA